TGACAACGCCCTGCGATGGGCAGAGGAGCATCAGATCCCGCTTGTCTTTTACTGGAACAAGCCCAGAGAGCTTGTGTTGGAAACAATGGCTAGGGCTAAGCACTTTGTGTTTCTACCTAATGATTTCGATGCCGAACCGCGAACTGTTATAGAGGCTGTGCTGTCTGGCTGTGAAGTTCACGTTAACGACAATGTTGGTATCAGTTCGATACCAGATTGGTCGAATACTGAAATTATGGCCGAGCTGGTCAGCCATGCTGGACAAAAATTTTGGGAAGCTGTCTTATGACAATCTCAGTAGTAACGGCTCTTTACGGCCAGCAGTATGTTCAGTATTTAGATCGCTGGTGGAACGCCCTTTGCGGGCTAAATAGGCAGCCTGATGAAATTGTGCTTGCCACGATTCCAGGAGATAGCTTTGGGCTATTTAAATCCGTGCCAGATTGGTGTAAGTCTGAAATAATCAAAATAGAGGGCAAAGCCGATGGAGTGCATGGTCCTTGGTATGACGGCATGAAAGCGACTACTTCTGACTGGATTTTCGGTTGTGGAATTGATGACCAATTCAGTCCAGATGCTTTTGACCAGGTTGATGAGGCATCAGTGCATGAGGCCAAAATTATTATTGACAGGATTCAATACCTGCAAGGGGGCGACTGGCCCGCCAATTGGAATCCAGAGAATTGGCGAGATAGGCATTTTGCGCCTGGTGGGGTATGTGGCTTCCATAGGTCACTCAAGCCGTTTTGGGACGAGTTTCCAAGCGACTTGAGGTGGAATGACTATGCCTTTTATTTACTGGCTCTAAAACGCAATGTAAGGCCGTTTATGGCCACTACGACGCGCATGATTCACGATCTAGGGACTAATCATCAAACTGTTAGCGGAGTTTTACGAGATACAAGCCGAGATATGGAGGCCAATGAGCAAATGGCAAACTTTATTCAAAATCTCGAATTGTCTTAAATACAAGGAGGCTAAAAATGACTTTGAAAATTTATACAGGAGGCACTTTTGACTTACCTCATTCAGGTCATGTGAACTTCCTGAGAGAGTGTGCAAGGCTCGGTGAAGTGACCATATCGCTAAACACTGATGAATTTATAGCTGACTATAAGGGCAAGCCTCCAGTTATGACCTATAACGAAAGATTGCAGGTGCTATCAGAGTTTCGGTGCGTATCAAATGTGATACCTAACATAGGCGGGGCAGACAGTAAACCCGCAATCCTAGAAGTTCGACCTGACATCATTGCCATCGGTTCAGACTGGGCTAGAAAAGACTATTACTTACAAATGGGATTTAGTCAGGATTGGCTAGATGAACTAAACATCTCTCTGGTCTACATTCCCTACACCCCTGGCATAAGCTCTACAGAAGTCAAGCGCAGAATGAGGCTAAACTAGATACATGGCCATTACTGACGGATACACAACGCTCCAAGAAGTCAAAAGTATTCTTAGGATCACAGACGCATTTGAAGACACCCTGCTGGAGCGCTGTATAGAATCCGCTTCCAGACACATCGAAAGATACTGCGAGAGAACCTTTGTCTCTGGTTCGGCTACGCGAGTTTTCGCTCCTAACGACTCTTACCTATGCGAGATTGATGACCTTGTATCGGTTACAACAATCAAGACCTCCACTGACGCTGATGGAGTATTCGATACAACATGGGGTAGCGACGACTATCAGCTTGAGCCGTTAAATGGAATCTCAGGTGGCGTTTATTCTCCATACACTCGCATCCGCGCAGTTGGAGATTATCTTTTCCCAACTGTCAACTGGCCAGAGTCACAGGGTGATGCAACCGTGCAGGTAGCTGGAGTTTTTGGTTATGGCACTGCAATTCCTACTGACGTTATTCAAGCTTGCAATCTTTTGGCTGTTCGTGAATTCAAGCGCTATGACTCACCTCTCGGTGTTGCTGGATTCGGTGAGATTGGCGTAGTGCGTGTTAGCAGAACAGATCCAGACATCGAAGCTTTGCTCTCTCCATTCCGCAAGTTGAGGATGGCTTAGTGGCCGACATTACAACAATCCGTGAGGGTCTTGCTACCAATCTCGGAACAATCTCTGGGCTACGTGCTGTAGCTGAAATACCAGATAACCCAACGCCGCCAATTGGCATTGTCAACATGGAAAGCGTTGAATACGATGGCGCTCTAAACGGCGGCCTTGTTACCTACAACTTTGTTGTGACGCTTATTGTTGGTCGCGCAGCAGAGCGACAGATGCAACGAAAGCTTGATTCTTACTGCAGCCCGACAGGGGAAAATAGTGTGAAAGCTGCGATAGAATCAGATAAGACCCTTTCGGGGGAAGTGTATGACCTGCGGGTTGAACGCGCAACTTCGATTGGTTCCATAACAATAAATGACCAAACCTATCTGGCGGCTGAATTCACAGTCACCGTCTTTGCATAAGGAGAAAGCTATATGGCAAAATACGTTGTCACTGCAAATACAGTGACCCTAAATGGCGGCACTGTAAGCCCAAATGTGGCCCGTGCTGAACTGGTTCTAAATTCAGCTGAAGTTGACGTTACAGACTTTGGTTCGGATGGATGGACCGAGGTAATCGGTGGACTAAAGTCGGGAACTGTTTCCCTAGACTTCCACTCTGACTTTGGTGCTGGAGCTGTCTCAGCTCTATTAGAGGACCTGGTTGGAACCATCGGAACCGTTACACTAATCGCTGGCAATGGAACTGCTCCATCCGCCACAACCCCTCGTTACACTGCTACAGTATTGATCAACTCTTTCACTCCAATTTCGGGAGCTGTCGGAGACCTCAGCACCTTCTCAGTGTCGTTCCCTACGAGCGGCCCTGTAAGCTACGCAACAGCCTAGTAAGGAAAAGAAATGCGATTCAACCTAGTAATTCAGTTCGCAGATAAAACTAAAAAGGAAATCACAGCCAGCGCTGCTGACTTGGTTGCCTTTGAGGACAAATTCAATGTCCCAATCGGTTCGCTCGCTACTAGCCAGCGTCTAGGACACTTGTTGTTTCTAGCCTGGCATAGCGAGTCCCGACGTAAAGTAACACCTCTGGACTTCGAAGCTTGGCTGGATACAGTCGAGAGTGTAGGAGAAGCAGATACAGACCCAAAATAAAGGGTCTCGGTGATGACTCAGCTCACTGGTTCATCGCCGCTCTTGCAGTAGAGACACACATCTCTCCGCGTGAGTTAATGCAACTCAGTGACAGGATGCTGTGGACTATGTATCGCTGGATAGTAGCTAAGAACATTAGCAAATGAGAGCCGCCCCTTCGGGGGCGGTTTTTCTCATTGCGGTAGAATTGTTTGAAAGTAAGGCGGTCTTCCTTGTTGCTTACCTCTCTCCTCGGCGCATTTTCGCGGTCCTATACGGCGGGCGCTGTAGCTGGATGGGGAAAAACTGGTGCTAAAGGCGGCATAGCGATTGGAAATTTCAATCTTCTAAAAGAGATGGGAACCAGCGATCAGAAGGCCGTGGTCTCATTGCCAGATCTCAAGGCTTTAGAAAAGCAATTAAAAGAGTTCGGACCAGACTCTTTGAAGAAGTTCAAAAACAACGCACGTCAACTGGGAACGCCCGCTAGAAATGCAATTAGAAGCGTCTTCCGCACTGTTGGAATCCATGGACCGTTAGGCGCTCCTAGAAGGCCAGGCCGTAAATACGACAAAATGTCGACAAATTACAGCCGCGGACATTTATCCTATTCAAGGTCAGTTGTCCTAAGCAACAATAATCGCGGCATCGATCTCAACTATAAAAATCGCAATGAAAGCAAAGCCCTAAGACAGCTTGCCACAGCGCAGGATGGAACCATTTCGATTGTTCGCGTCATTGTCAAAGCGCCTGCTTTTATCGTTGCTGACATGGCAGGCAAGAGCAACAAGGGTAAAAAACCAGTAGGTAGCTTGAGCCGTCAATACGAAACAGATTTGTTTGGTCGCGGAATAGTTACAACAAGGCACGTCATAACCCCTGAAAGACGAGTAGCAATTGACAATTGGTTAGATGCTTTGAATAGACGCGCGCACAATAGACGTCAAGGCACTGCATCCAGATACGCATGGCCAACTATGACTAAATACATGCCTACCCACAAATCCAACGCGGCTAGACTTCTAAACGAAGTAATCGCTACGACTAACAAGAAACTGGCTGAATAATGGCATTACAGAGTCTTATACTCCCGATTCTTTCGGTATTTAGATCTGCTGGTTTACAGCAGGCTTCTGGCGCACTCCGTGGGCTAACTTCTAACTTCGATAGCTTGGCTGGCAAGATTGGTCTTGCAGCTGGTTCTTTTAGCGCATTTTCAGCCCTTACAACGGCGCGCACATTTGCCATGGAGTCAGTGCAAGCCACGCAGTTACTAGAGCGTAACATTCTGGCACTTGGTCAAGTCTTTGAGGAAGTTCAACCAAGACTCATTGCTTTTACAAAAGAAGTCGAGAGCTACGGTCTTTCGCAGTCTCAAGCTGCACAAGCATCGGTCTTCCTCGGATCAGTTCTAAAGCAGTATGGCTTTAGCGTTACTGAATCAGCAGATCAAACAGAACGACTTGTAACCCTTGCTCAAGACCTTGCCACAACCTATGGCTACGATGTCCAAGAATCACTCTTAGCTATTACCGCCCTATTCCGTGGTGAATATGACCCGATTGAAAAGTTCGGTGTCGCTATGAAGCAGAGCGAGGTAAATGCTCGTCTTGCTGCTCAGGGCCTAGATGATCTTGAAGGTGAAGCACAAGCCAATGCTATGGCTATAGCTCGACTTGAAATGCTATTTGAACGTGCTGCTGATTCGGTTGGCGCATTCGAGAGAGCTTCGAATACGCTTTATGGCTCACAACAAAAGCTAAATGCCGTTATCGGCAACCTCCAAGTTGCCGCAGGTGCGCCACTCCAAGAGCCTTTAGCAGCCATCAACAACATCTTCACTGAGATTTTTGAGACTTCAGGCCCAGGCATTGTCGACATCTTTGAAGCACTCGGACAGTTTATTGATGTCATTGGACCAACACTCGGTCAGCTTACGACACTGCTTCTAAATGTAATTCAGCCTTTACAACAACTAATAAACATCTTTGCTGGAGTTTTGGCTCCAATCCTCAACCTTGTTGTAGTGCCAGCTCTCGCCACAATAAATTCCGTCTTCGAATCAATAAATAGTCAGCTCGATGCTGCAAGTGCCATCTTTGACAGCATTGGTCTCATTTTCAGACGAATGATTATGAGGATGGAAGCCAATGAGGTATTTGGCTTTTACTTAGAGTTTTTCGGCTGGTTCCTGGGGGCTGGCAATCTAATTGTTCAAGTAATTGACAATGTTGCGAATGCTTTTGATGATCTGGCTGGAGCTGTTCGCGCTGCCAATGGTGATTTTGATGACTTTGAGAGCAGTGATAGACAATTATCCGCTGGTTATAGAAGACGCGCGGCTGATGCTAGAGCAAGTAAAAATGATTTTGAAAAGCTAGATGCCGCGCTCCGCGGAGCTGCTACTGGGGCCAAGGATGCAGAGGGAAAGCTTGATGGTCTTGCTGGTGTTTTCAAGCGTATAGATGATGCTGCTGGTCAAAGCCGCGCCAAGAAAGCAATGGAAGATCTAGGTC